TAGCTGCATTGGAGGGTAACTAATGTTTACACTAGACAACAAAGAATATGACGAAACTAAAATATCAGCTAAAGCTAAGTCAGCTTTGGAAGAAGTAGTACGAGTATCTAAACATATGCAGGATCTTAGATTTGCCCAACAAGGCTATATTAATATATTAAAAGAAGAATTAAAGGAGACTAAGGATGAGTAGTGAAGTTAAAGTAGATAAAATAAGTCCCAGTTCAGGCACAGCACTAACAATAGGAGATAGTGGAGATACAATAACAATACCTTCTGGTGCAACAATAGCAAATTCTGGCACAGCAACAGGTTTTGGAGGCGATAATACTCCAGCTTGGCACGCGAGAAAATCTGGGTCACAAAATATGAACTCTGGTGCAGAAACTGTTATAACTTTTGATACAGAAATTGTAGATACTGACTCTGCCTATAATACATCAAATGGAAAATTTACAGTACCATCTGGAGAAGGTGGAAAGTATTTTGTATATGCTCAACTTCAGAGAAACAATTACACTGGTGGTAGATTTATAACCAAAATAAATGTTGGTGGATCACAGCTTTTATCTGCTGAAATGAGAAATAGTGACTCAGGAGGTACAATTTTTGATACAGTTGGAGTTTCTGGTATTTTAGATTTAAGTGCTGGTAATGAAGTCACTTGTTCTTTATTTCAAAATGCTGCTGATGATTCTGGAGTAAATGGAGACTCAAGTGGATCTAAATCATTCTTTATGGGTTTTAAATTAATAGGAGTATAATATGGCAAGTTTACCAACTAAAATAAAATTGTATTGTGAAGCAAATGGCAAAGAAGCTAAATTCGATCCAGACATTGGTAACATTCATGTCAAAGATGATGGACAAGGTGAATACATAAAAAGCTGGAATGTCGAAGGTTTAGATCAACCAACAGACGAGCAACTAAATTCTTATGAAGAAGCTGGCAATATTGAACAATCAAATAATCGTGTAAAGGCTACAAGAAAAGCAGCTTATGGAGATATTGGTGACCAGCTTGATGAAATATACAAAGACATAGATGCTTGGAAAGCTCGTATTAAACAAATCAAAGACGATAATCCAAAGGAGTAACACATGAGTGAAATAAGAGTAGATACAATATCAGAAAAGACATCAGCTAATGGTGTTGCTATTGATAGCGTAACATTAAAAGATGGAGGTATAACTGCAACTGCTGCAAGTACAATTACAGTTGCTGATAACTCAGACACACTTACATTAACATCAACAGATGCTGATGCTGCTGTTGGACCAAATTTAAAATTATTTAGAAATTCATCTAGTCCTGCTGCTGATGACTTACTCGGTGCAATTTCTTTTGCAGGAGAAGATGCAGGTGGTAATGATACAGAATATGCTCTTATTGATACTGTAATTGGTGCTACAACCGATGGTTCTGAAAACGGTAGAATAAGAATGAAAATACAAAAAGCTGGAACTTTATCAAGCGGTTTAGATATAAACGCAGATGCAATTATTATTAATGACGACTCAAAAGACATAGACTTCCGAGTAGAGGGAAGTGGTCAAACACACGCACTATTTGTTGATGCTGGTAATGATTGCGTTGGAATATGTACTTCAAGTCCAAGTCCTTATAAATTAGAAGTTTCTTCTGGTGTAAATAATACTGGTATAGCTCACTTTGAACATACTCACGCAACACCTGAAGGCATAGCAATAACATTTAGTGCTGCTGCACCTGATGACACTTCAGCTCAATTTTTAGAATGTACCGATAATTCAGCACAAAGATTAAGAATACAATCAGACGGTGATGTTTATAATCACGACAACTCTTATGGCTCTCTTTCTGATGAAAGAGTTAAAGAACAAATAAAAGATTCTGGTTCTCAATGGGATGATTTAAAAAACATGAAAATCAGAAAGTTTAAATTTAAATCTGATGTAGCCGATAAAGGAGATAGTGATGATCTATGGAGACTGGGTGTTGTTGCACAAGAATTAGAAGCATCTAGTATGAATGGTCTTGTTAATGATGAAGTTAAAGATGGAGAAACTATTACACAATACAAAACAGTTAAATATTCTATTCTCTACATGAAAGCCATCAAAGCATTGCAAGAAGCTATGGCAAGAATAGAGGCGTTGGAGTCTAAATAATGGAACAAGAAAACAGAGAAGCTATTATCCGCATAGAGGGTAAGCTAGAGCTGTTAGATCAAAAGCTCACAACTCTAAAAGACAATCATTTATGTCATATTGAAAAAGATATGAGACAACTGAGAACTCTTGTATGGTTTATAGGAACTACTGTTTTCTTACAAATGTGCTACCTCATAATTAGGACTTTGATGTAGTATTGCACGTATAGGTGCAATCAAGTAAAAAAAGGTATGTCAAACAAGAGCATACTTGTGATCTCAGATACTCATTCGCCTTACCATCATCCTGATTTAATCCCTTTTTTAAAATCAATTAAAAAAAAATATAAGCCTGATAGAATAGTTCACATTGGAGATGAAACAGATAAACATGGTTTAAATTTTCATGGACAAGATCCTGACTTGCCAAGTGCAGGTGATGAACTTTACGAGGCTAGAGAAACAATACACCAAATAGAAAAACTGTGGAGCAATGTAGACTTACTACATTCTAATCATGGTAGTCTTGCATACAGAAGAGCTTTTAAAGCTGGCTTACCTAAAGCATACATAAGAGATTACAACCAAGTTTTAGAAGTAGGCAAAGGTTGGAAATGGCATAACGAACTTACTATCCGATTGCCAGATGGTAATGACGTACACTTTCATCACGGTAAATCTGCAAACATAATGGCAGTAGGACAGAAACAAGGCACTTGTTATGTGCAAGGTCATTTTCATACCAAGTATGGCATATCGTATTGGGGCAACCCCAACAGCTTACTATGGTGTATGCAGGTCGGTTGTTTAATCGACAAAGACGCACTGGCTTTCGCCTACGACAAAGTATTTAAAGATAGACCGATCATTGGTTGTGGTATTATTATAGACAGTCAACCAAAATTGTTACCAATGGTGTTGAACAAAGGTGGAAGATGGAATAAAGTGTGTCCGTGAAGACACTAGATAAACAAATAAAGGGCGATCATTACAAAAAATTTATTATACAACCAGCAGAGTTTATAAATATTAATAATCTACCGTATGCAGAGGGTAATGTAATAAAGTATGTTTGTAGGCACAAATACAAGGGTAAAAAGGAAGATATAGAAAAAGCTATACATTACTTGGAAATGATAATAGAAAGAGATTATGAGTAACGTGGTGCGAATGGATATTCCAAATAGGATGAGATCCGTAAATGTTCGTATGATAATAGACGATATGCCTATTGTTGCTCAATTAGATCACATTCTCTCAAAAACTGGCATAACACCAGTTGCGATATGGGTCAAAACAAAGAAATCAGAGTCAACATTAGATAGAGAGCTACGCAGCTCTGGTAAAGCTGTATCTTTACTTTTACAGTATGGATGCTCGTTAAAAGAAATTTCAGAAACATTTACTAGAGATAGCATTATCGGTTCTGTTGTTTGGTATTTACACAAAGAAATAGAAGATATTTTACAAGGCAATCAACCTGACAAACTACCTAAACTATCTACACAACCGTCAGGATATACGATCAAATGAACGATATTAAAGAACGCATCAAAGGGCATGAAGGTTATCGACTAGAACCGTACTTATGCACAGAAGGACATAAGACTGGTGGTTACGGACATAAGATATTAGACGGTGAAGAAATACCAACAACGCAAGATGGTTGGGAAAAATTATTCGATCAAGATTTTACAAAAGCACATGATGGTGCAACAACTCTTATATATGAACATTTAACTGGTACAGACTTTTCTGAGTTAGATGATAAGAAGAAATATATCGTGGAAGGAGTTTTGACTGAGATGTGTTTTCAACTTGGTCAAAGTGGGGTAAGAAAATTTCGCAAAATGTTTACAGCACTAAGCAAATGCGATTTCAAAGAAGCTGGTTCACAGATGAGAGACAGCTTATGGCATAAACAAACACCTGCTCGTTGTATAGAGCTTAGCCATATCATACAAAATTTATAAGGATATATATGTTACAAATGTTAATCAAACCACTCTTAGGAGTGGCTAGTGATGCTATTGGTGGTTACATGGAAACCAAAAAAGCAAAAGCAGAACAAAAACTAACTGCGATCAAAGCAGAGACAGAACTGAAAAAGAAACAAATCGCAGGAGAGATAGACTGGGATGTTGAAGCTATTAAAGGTAGCAGAGAATCTTGGAAAGACGAATATTTAACCATCCTGTTCTCAATACCCTTGTTGCTCTGCTTTTTACCGTTTACTGTAGAGTATGTTGAACGAGGCTTTGCAGCTTTAGCCATGACCCCTGACTGGTACAAATACACCTTAGGCGTTATCGTGAGTGCCTCATTTGGAATTCGTGGGGCTACTAAATTCTTTGGTAAGAAATGATCTGGATTATAACAGCTATGCTGTGGCACGTTGATGTTGAAGGACCATCCTATAGTACATATTCTGAACAGACGTTCAGTGGTAAAGTTGAGTGTTTAGACTATGTTTTCTGGAATAAAGCTGAATTGGTTTATGAGCTTGCAGAAGTTCATGGCAAAAGAAATGGTCAAAACCTTAGAACATGGGCTTTCTTTTGTGAAGGAAGGGAGTTAGACGAAGTATGAAAATATCGGACAGCACATCCGTCTCCATGCCTATGCGTAACTTGCTCAGTATCGTAGGAGCTTGTATTGTAGGAGCGTGGTTTGGATTTGGAGTAATAGAAAGATTAAATATCATTGAAACTGAACTACAATTAATGCAACAAGATTTACTTGAGGCATCTACGCAAAAGCCTATTGACCAGGAACAGTTTATGTTGTTGGAGTTTCTATCGAAAGAACAAGATAAACTTAAAGAAAAGATTGAAACTGAAGTACCAAACATCAAAAAGAATGATATGACTATACAGTTTCACGAAGAAAGAATAATAGACCTAGAAGAAAAGAACGGAACTTACTGATGATAGAAATGGTATTTGTAATGATGATGATTCAAAATGGATCAGTAATAGAATATGTGCCTTTTCCTAATGGAATGTCTGATTGTTTATCGCAAAAAAGAGTTGTATCAAGATCAATAGGTGAAGAGCAAGAAGGCATAAGAATAGAATGTAAAAACTTGAAGGTCGAGCTAGAAAATGACATGGGTCGTTTACGTATTGTAAAAATTATTGATTAGTGTTTCATAAATTGTTTCAACATAGAAACAGGGTCAATATCGTCATCTTCTAACACTTTCGTATACATTCTGTAAACATAGTCTTGGTTCATACCTGACATAGCACAAACCATTTCGTAATCATCTTGCTGTCTTTCAAACCATAAACGAGCAGTAATACATTCATAAAACTTTTTCATTCTTGATTGAGATAAAATGTAACCATCTGCATCAGTAACATAAAACTTCAGTCTGTTTCTGCTTTTAGGTGCATCATAAATTTTCACATCATTAAAATCTATTCGTGCATCATGTATTGCTTGGACTATAACAGACACCCATAACAGACTTTCAGCAGTTAGACTTTCGGTGTTGTTGAAAAATTCATTATAAGTAGACACTAGACTGATTGTCTTTTATTAGCCGAGATAGTCTGCCATAACTGACAAATAAGTTTGTTATGATCCATCTTGTATTCTAGTTTTAGGTATTGCTCTTCTGCAATACGAAGATTATCCAAGTGTGTTTTGTATTCTTCATTGGCTAATGCTTCTGTCTCTCTCGCAGCGACAGACATATTGCTACTGATCTTAGACATGAGTTCTGCTTTTATTGTTTTGCTAAATCTATCAAGATCATGGTAGGCAGCTTTAGCTGCTGCTAAAGCATCCTCATTCTTAATCATCCAATCAAGAGCTTCTTGTACTTGGTTTTCCGTTATCATAAGGTTCTATTATTGCTCCTGCACACTCATACCTACCCTTACCATCAAGTACATATATTTGTGCATTAGGTTGTTTAGCAAATTCTCTTGCCATTGCAAAGGGGTTAAATTTATGCTTTTGTTCGTACATAATCTCAATGTATTGACCTTCACGTTTGTTTGTAAGTCTTTTAGTTTCTTTGGGTTCTTCCAAAGCAACCAAAGGCTTTGCACTATCGTTGATACTATTATGGAACGTGAGCAGTTCCTGATATGGAATACGATATAATTTGACCTTTGGATTGCTTTTCAGGGGAGTAAGGGGAAACTTACTTGCAAATTTTTTCGTACAAACTAAGTAAGAATCCCATAGCTTAGTTCCGTTTTTCTTACGATAATCGCAGTAAACGTGAACTGTATTTGTATTGTTAAAAAGATAAGACCCCAACCCTATTGACCATTCGCCATTGAGCCATTGAGGGTACTTGAGGTGGAAGTCTTTATGACTCATAGGTGCTTATCTTTATATATATCTCTTGTGTCTCTATTAAAATCTTCGAGACGTTTAGAAAGATTATCAAGTTTTTCAGCTCCTCGTATTATTTTGAGCAACTCTTCAACTTTCTTATCTTTATCAGAATTGGTCGTTGAATGGTTCATCATTACCTCCTATTAACCTTTTTATATAAGCCAACGCAGCATCAGCATGAGCTGCAACTTGTTCAGGTGTTTTATTAGATGTAACTGATCTTGTCCATATACCAGTTACAAGCATCTCTTCACCTTTACTTAGTGTGCCACTTGTGCTGTTCGTTATTGGTTGTCTTGTTGGTTCTGTATGTCCATTTGTTTTCGGTTCATCACCAAGTAAAGCTATATTATTAGCTTGATAATAAACAGAACCTTTACCGCTTGTTTTTTGAGTTGCTGATTTTATTTCAACAACATCATCTTTGCCATAATCACATTTAGGCAAATACACACGATAATCAGTACCTTCACTACCTTGTATGTAGACAGTATAATTATCGCCAGGTTTCTTTGGGTCATACTTTGCAGTGATTTGACCCATTATATTCTCACTCATAGTTTAATTACTTTCTTTCATTTTAAGGTTTGTTACACTTTGAGGAGTAAATTTGTTCTCTCTCTCATTATTAATTTGACCGATAGTTTTTAAGTCGTAGAGGTCTTTTATAAGATTGAAGACTTGTTCCTCCTCTAAAACTTCATTATGTAAATCTGTCAAATATGAAATAATAAGTTTTGCAAACATATCATCATTCATTTTTATTTCTCCTTTAATGTGGGATCATAATTTTTGCTCATCTTCCAAAATGTTAATAAAGCTAAGAACATTTTAAGATGCTTCGTATGACTATCCCTATCCCACACATAAGGGAGTATCACAGAAGGGTTTTTCCTATCAATAAAGATAGAAACTCGTATTGGCTTGTCTATGCCAAGTAATGCACTATAAGCTGATAATTGCATACCATGATTATCAAAGACTAGCTTACTTGGATCTTTGCCTTCAATGTTGTCTTTGGTTTTGAAATCTATAACTATTGTTTTTTTTTTGTTGTGTAAGTCTATTTGTCCTGCAAAACCCTCATCACTTGCATAAGAGCTTTCTGAAACCCATTGTTCGTTAGGAAATGTATTATCAATTAATTTTTTCAATACTGTAAAAACTACACTATCTTGATTTCCAGCAAAACCTTTATTTATATCTGCATGAATGATTGTTCCTTCATTAGCTGCTTTCTCTGCTTGTTCTTTGCTGTCTTGTCTTACACGATACAAAAATTGTTCATCTGTTTCGTTTTCTTCTCTTGGTAAAGTTAATGCTGCTTGTATGCCTTGATTAACTTGCCAATTAACTAATCCTGGTTTGGCAGCAACATCTAATATTGTAGTAACACTCGGAAATAAATTTAATTTACGAGCATCTCTCAATGTCGTATTACGTTCTTTTTTATTTTTTCCTATTAAAGTATATTTAGGTTCACCGTCTTTTGTGTACCAATGACCTGCTTCTGAAAGTTTTTCCATTTTACCTCATTATATTATCTTGTATACAAGATGATTTTTTTATCATATACCCTACCATCTTTTAAACAAATAATATAATAATAATGCTATGATTTGTTTGACCTTGTAAACATGAAAAAAAACGCAGTTATTCACAATATTTTACAAAATGTGGGTAAAAAGAAATCCTTAAAGTACACATTGGGTAGAAAAAATTGGACTCAAAAGCATATATCTACAATGAAGAAACAGCTTTCTAGAGACAGGTTTGCAGTGTGGTACAAAAACTATATGAAAGAACTTGGACAAGATAAATAATTTAGATAAACGGACCATTGAATATCGTGGAGGCGATAGGGGAGCTGTCCGTGCTTATGACATACGACAAAGCGAACTTAGTTATCTTGGAGCAAAGAAAATTTTAAGTATGCACCAAGTTGAAGTTGCCGACAAATACCTCAAATTGTTCGAACAATCCACACTCTCTGCAAGTGGGGACAATTTAGCTATGATTAAATATGGTATCAGAATTGACGGAAATACAATTCCTAAAGGCGATCCAAGACTAGATGCGATACAAACTTTAAATTATGTTCATAGGGTTGTAGGTGAAAACTATACAAATGTTTTACAGAAAATTATTGGTGAGGGTTACACATTGAAACAATTTAGCACAATTAGGGGTATATCACCTCGCAAAGCATCAAGATTTCTTAAAGAAGCATTACATTTTGCAGCTTCACCACTTGGACTTGCTAAAACTAGGCATACTATTCGTGCCTAAAAGAAAAAAGATAGATTACACACTATTACCACTTGCAAAAACTAAACCAATAAGATCACCAAAACACTTAAAATATGTAAGAACCTTGCCTTGCTCTGTCTGTAAGATAATTTATGACATACACGCACACCATTTAACACACGCAGAACCAGGCGGAACGAGCAGAAAAACTAACGATAATTGGGTCGTACCTCTTTGTGGGGATCATCATTATATATTGCATTATCAAGGTGAGAGATCATTTTGGAAAAAATACAAGCTAGAGCCTAAGATTTACGCAGCTTTGCTATGGAAATTGAATGGTCATTCAGAACCCCCTAGCCGAAGCTAGGGAGTATGAGGTAAATAACCCTAAATGATAGGATTAACCTCTTATATACATAAAACTAAGAAATTTCAACACATGACAGTAAAATTAGTTGTAGACAACAAGGCAGGAACTTGCCGATATTGTGGCAAAAGTGTGTATCGCAATAATGACCTATTTATCGATCCATTTCGCCCAAAAAGTTTCTATCATGGCAAGTGTTTTAGGGATTTATTGAAAAACCACCCATTAAATTTCATAAAATTAGACTAGCAGTATTGCATATAGTCAGGTTTTCATTTAATTGTTACATAATGGGAGACGTGAAAAAATACAAAATACCCCTAAAGACTGATGATGATATTAGCTCCGATAACTTCCTAGACATAGCCGACCACGCACAATTAAAAGATATTTTATTTCAATCTGAAGAACTACAAGAATATGGGGATCTTGGATTTAAACTTGCTGGAGCAATGGCAAGTGTGATTTTAGCTCAAAAATATTTACAAATTGTAACGAGTGAATTGTTAGAAGAAATCCCAATATTTGATTATGGCAACGAAACGATCCACTAAAATTTCTATTGATGGTAAAAAAATATCAGTCAACTGTATAGATTGGGATATTAAACTTGCAAAACCAGACTTTAAAAGTGCTGATATGTGCGAGGAATACGGTTTATTTGAAAAAAGAAGAAATTTAATAACCATCCAGGATAAGACAGACCAAGTAACTGAATTTAATACCTTGCTGCATGAAATTTTACATGGAGTTGTTTGGTTAGGAACATTAAACGCAAGCGGTCAACCATTGGACACCGAAGAAAAAGAGGAATTAGTTGTTAATACGATAACAAACTATTTAGTAGGTGTATTTAAGCAAAATAAATGGTTTAGGGATTATTTAATTCAGTCATTCGACACTTACGACAACAATAAATAACCTCATAACCGTTCTTATCATAATCGTAAAACCAATTAAGATGACCTTTACGATTATATTTGATTATTCTCTTGCAGCTTTTGCAGCTCATTTTGTTGTTTTTGTAAAATTTGTTTAACTCCACGAGTTGTAAACCCCTCATCCCTGAATAAAGACTTTATTTCTTTAATTAAATTTATGTCAGTCTGTCTGTATAACCTTCGACCATTGGGAGCTTTTACAATGTTTATTTCTTTAAATGTTTTTTCCCAATATCTCAAAACGTGAGGCGGTTCACCAATTTCTTTACTTACTTCTTTGATATTTTTAAATATTTTATTCTCGAGTTTCATAATCCAGACTCCCTGATTAGTTTAAGATCAATTTGATTTTTCATAATTATTTCCTTTATTTTATAAATAACCTTTTCAGGTTGCCTGGATTGTGGATTATTTTCATAATCACTAATAACATCTAATATCGCTCTAGGTAATTCATCCATTAAACACCTCCATATTGTTGTTTAAAAATTTCTTTTGCTTTTGTTTTGTCTAATAATTCTTGCCTATAAAGGTTTCTTTCTCGATTAGACCACCTTAACCACCGATCAAAATTACTTTCATAAGTATCATCTAAATTATAAACAAACTTTAAATCTTGCCCTATATCAATTGTCATAAGCCTAAATCCTGATGAATATCAAAAATCATCTCCTTAACGTTGACAAACTCCAAGCTACACCAATCTTTTTCAATATAACTAAATTGAGCATATACCAAGAATAGAAGGCAGCACATAGAAACAAAGTTGAATAATTTATTCATATTTACCCCCTTGTCTCTATATTATATTCTAAAACATCCTCTTTGAATTGTTCGGCTTTATATTCACCATTTGCTATTTCCTCAAGGTATTTTAAAAGCTCTTGATCTGAACCAATAAAGGCTTCAATCATTTCTTTAGTTACTTTCATAATTATTTTTTATCCTTTTTTCTAGGTTTTCTTTCATTAAAAGACATTTTAAATGAAACTGTTAAATTAACTTCATTATCAGTGCCGTATATTTCACCGTTACAAAGATCAACAAAATCACAGTCAACGCCATGTGGTCTACTTAAAAGCCAATCAGAAAAATTTTCCATAATTGTGTTATTACTGTTATTAAAATTTTGTTTATATTCTTTTTCTTCCATATTTACCCCCTATATGAAATATACTGTTATTAAATCCGCTAGGTAATGCAGCAACCCTGAAAAATAGACCGCTACAAATACACTTAATAAAATGTAATCTAAATTTTTATCCATAGTTATTTACCTCCATCTTCTGTTATTGGTGCGTTATATAACTCCGCTTGTTTATTTGCTTCTTTGATAGCTTCTTTTTTAGAAACTCCAAAAGCTCTACCAAAAACAATTCCTTCA